CGCTAGGTGTCAGAGCAGCTCCAGGAGTAAAAGGTTTAATAACTAAAAAGAAGGGATAGGCTATGAATAAGATCAAAGAACTTTGGAATAGACTAAATAAAACTTCCAAGATTGCTGTTGTTATAGTAGCAGTTGCAGTCATTTACTATCTGGTTGCATAGATGGTAGCAAAGAAGTTTCAATCTAAGACTGGCGGCCTCAATGCCGCTGGTCGGAAAAAGTTCGGTGTAAAAGCACCAGTAAGATCAGGCACTAACCCAAGAAGAGTTTCATTTGCAGCTCGTTTTTCTGGCATCAAAGGAAAGATGAAGGATAGCAAAGGAAGACCAACAAGACTGGCTCTAGCCTTAAAAAAATGGGGTTTTAGGAACCAGGAAAGTGCAAGAAAGTTTGCACAACGACATAAAAAGAAAAAATAAGGAGATAATTATGCCAGGTAAAATGATGAAAAAGAAGACTAAGAAAGCTAAGAAACAGGCAGCAACAGCCATGTCTATGAAGAAGGCTGGTAAGAAACCTAAGAAGATGAAGTATTAATGGCTAAGAAAAAATCAACAGTAAATAAAGCTGGTAATTATACCAAGCCAGGGATGAGAAAGAAGTTATTTCAACAGATCAAATCATCAGCAAGTTACGGAACTGCTGCTGGTAAATGGTCTGCTTGATTACCCCCTGACTTTCGAGTTGGGGGGGATTTGCAAGAAAAGCACAAGCACTCGCCAGACTTTATAAGAAAAAAGGTGGCGGATATAAATAGGTAGTAAAAACAATGGCTAAAAGAAAAGAATTAACAAAGCGTCAAAAAGAAACCATGAAGAAACACTCCAAACATCATAGTAAAAAACACATGGCTATGATGCGTAAAGAGATGAAAGCTGGTAAATCTTTTACGGCAGCACACAAAAAAGCACAAAAAAAAGTAGGTAAATAATGGCTCTTAAAAAAAGTCAGAGAAGTTTAAAAGCCTGGAGTAAGCAAAAATGGCGTACTAAATCTGGTAAAAAATCCAGTGTGACTGGAGAGAGATACCTACCCTCTGCTGCAATCAAATCATTATCAGCTGCTGAGTATGCAGCTACAACCAGAGCAAAGAGAAAAGCAAAAAAATCTGGTAAACAAGTTTCCAAACAACCTAAAAGAATTGCTAAGAAGACTGCTAAGTTTAGAAGGTTTGCTTAATAAAAAATAGTGTATATATTCTCTGCTACGGAGAGGTGGTAGAGTGGTTGAATACACCAGTCTTGAAAACTGGCAATCGTGCAAGCGGTTCGTGGGTTCAAATCCCACCCTCTCCGCCAGAATTTTTTGTAGTCTGGTTCTCGTTTGTCACAACACCTAAAAAACCTTGATATTATTGACACCTTAGCGGTCTTGAAATCCGTATTAAGTTTAAGTATATCAACAAAAAAATTAACAAAATCAATAGTTTTTATATACGTTCACACCTTGCAACTTTGTGTTTTATACCTATAATGTCACAAAAATGGTTCTCAGAACCATAGTAAAAAACGGAGATAAAACTATGAAAGCAAGTCGGATCGCAGACGACAAAAGTAGAAATAAAAATTGGAGAGTCAGAGTAAATACTGGTGAGAAAAACTCCAAAGGTTATTCTATTTACAAAGCGGTTTATGGTGCTACCGCAACTGAAGCAAAAGAAAATGCAAAAAAATTAATTGCTTCTCTTGTTATAAAACCAAAACCTCAAACTACTAATACTAAAACTTTGCAAGATGCCGCTAATGAACTTATTGAAGATTGGCATACTGCTGAACAATTACGCTTAGAAAATCCAAACAAAGGTTTGAACCCAGACACCGTATCAAGAAACAAACAGTGGATTGCTGCTGTGTTTAGATTTGTAAATCCATCAATCAAACTTAATCAGATTGACAAACTTTATATTAGAAGATTACTAAACGATATTCACAAGAGTGGTTTTTCTGACAGTAAAAAAACTAGGATCTGGAGATACTTTAGCCAGATTATTGATAGTGCTGTTATGTCAGATTACATGGACTTTAATCCTTGTAAGGCATTTAAAAAACACCTACCTGATTATAAAGCTGCCAAAGTAAAAGCTCTTGATGCTGCTACTATGAAAAAAGTATTTAAGTACCTGGCGGAGCTGCATAACAAAGGTATGTCTTTAGAGGCGGAGGCTGCATTGGTATTTATTATTGAGTGCTTTACAGCTGTGAGATGGGGTGAAGCTGCTGCTTTGACTGTAGCTGATTTTGACTTTGATAATAATTATATCAGAATAAATAAAACAAAGTCTTCTAAGACTGGTCTGATCTCTAACACTAAATCTTCCCAGCTCCGCATGAGTCATGGTGAAGATGGTGAAAGATACGTTCCATTTCCAAAAGGTTTAGAGCCTTTATTTAGAGATTATGTGAATACTAAAAAGCACGCATTGTTTTCTGTTTCATATAGTTATTGTGCTGAAATCCAGGTTAGAATTAAAAAAGAGTTTGGTCTGGATCACTTCAATACTAAATCTTTTAGAAAGTTTGTTTCTACAAATTATCGTAAGCTAGGTGCAGATACTAAAGATACCCAGGCATTGCTTGGTCACAAAGATGCTGACACCCAGGATGATTACATCACCTACGATGTACCTACTCAGTTTGCTGACGATTTATTAAAAACTCTTAATTAATTAAAAATTTACCAGGGTGCAATCATACTAGGCACCCTGGAAAACACTCTGTACGGTCAAGTAATTGGGTTTTTTTTTAGCTTTATTGAAGATTTTTTTATATTTTCATAGCCATCTTTTACAATTTTAAATAATTTTCTTTTATCTTCTTCAGACATTTTATCATTATGCTTATTCCAAAGATCATTTATCTGATCTAAACTTTTTCTTAGATCATTTAAATTTTTTTTATTTAAAACGATTTCTAAAGGAATTACTTTAGTCATTACTTCCAATATTTATCAGGTAACAAAGGTGGTTTTTCATTTGATCCATCTCCACCAGTTTTTTTGCTATAGTAACCAACACCCCATAATCTCCATGCTTCTGACATGCTGGATTGATAGGTTAGTAAGTTATCATTAAACTTATTAAAATCTATTCTGTCATCTCTTTTTACATCTTCATACCTACCACCACCTACATAAAGAAGTATATCTGCTGAATAATAATTTTCTTTTTTATTATATTTAAGGCCGTTAATTCTAACTTTAGCGTTATATTTTTGACGATAATATTCAACCAGGATTGGCTTCATTGGATTATCAGAAGTAATAGCTGGCATTAATCTTTCTTTATTTTTGAGTATTTTTCTATGTAAATCTTACCTTTTGGTGAGATTTCTACAGACCGTTGTTTCCTGGGTATATGGTTGATAAACCCTCTTTCAGCCAAGGCCACAACATGTCTATTTACAACCATAGTAGATTTATAATTCAACAAACCCATCAGATCACGATAGGTTGGAGCGTAGCCGTTCTGATCCCAATACTCACTGATGTTTAATAAGACTTTACTTTGTTGTGGTGTCATCACTCTGCTCCTCTCTTTTTAAAATTTTTGTAATAGCTGCGTATCCAGCAATGTCAAAATAATTATCATCATTAGTGCCAGGCATAATCATCCTGGCTAATTTTAAAGCTATCATTAATGTGGAAACGTCAGATGCTTTCAAAGGCTCTGACAACTTATCTTTTAAAACTAAGTTCCATATCTCAGCAATTTTTTCATGTGTCTTTTTAAAGTCACCATGCTCATCGTGTTTACTCGCAGACAAAGACATAGATAGATCATTAAAAAAACTTTCTATCTTTGAGTATCTTTCGTTCTGCTCTACTGATCGTGAAAGTATAACTCTAGTATCCGCCATCTTTCACCTTGTCTAGTTGCATTATATTTAAATAATTTTTACCAGACGAGGCAACTTTCTTGTAACCATAGAGTTTAATTTTTTCACCCTTTGCTATTGTGGTTTTAGCTACAAGATAACCGCTAAAGTCATGCTTTAAATTTTCGTTTTCTTCAACGAATAAGCTGCCATAACCTGGTTTCTCTTCATACTTACTATCCGAAGTCATTGTTTATTCCGTTTCTCCTATTGTTAAAAAAGTTTTGCAGCTGTGGGTTACTTTCGATTTCGTCTTTATGTTCTGAAAATATTTGTTTTAACTGACCTAAGTGTTTAGCCTGGGTAAGTTTATTTCTAATAGTATTTATATGATCGTAACTATAATTTGTAATAGTATTACTATCATTTTTGCTTACTTCTTGAACATTATTCACATTATTTTCAGTTTTTTTTAAAAAAACATCATCTTCTTTATTTATTTTTTCTACATTAGCTGTAGATTTTGTTTGGGGAGGGTTCATAGGGTGAACGAAAGCTGCGATTTCGTCACCTGACGCAAACTCTCCCCCATCCAAACCTAGACATGCGAGCATCCTACCCAGGGATACTGTTTGTGTTTTTTCCATCACTTTGTCTGAGTTCGAATTTCGTACTGACTCCGCTATTCCAACGGCCAGAATTTTTTCTTTATCTTTACAAGTGGTTTTGCATACCACCGTATTTTGATCGGTAAACTCGTAATCCGTAATAACCTCCAATTTAGTTCTAAAATGCTTTCTAAATATGCGGTTTCTATCTTTGACCTGGGTGTACAATTTACCTTTGATATTTACTTTCTCTTCATCTTTAAAATTTTCTACGTCAGCTATAGCTGCATCTAATAAACTATTGATATCCATAATACCTCTTTGCTTCTAAAAAATTTTCTTCTCCTATATCCCAACCCCAATGCTTAAAATCTTTTTTTACATACATCCTGGGATCATCTAACTGTGCAATATTTTGTTTGACTTCAAGATCATCTCTAAATTCTTGCATTAAAGTTTTGTGATCGTAGTCTTCAATATCAAAAATTTTATATCCGTGATCTTCTCTTTCACATACATAGACCAGGAGAGATTTTACTTTTGGTTTAAACGTATGATAAAAAGCGAGCTGCTTGAGATGATTTTCGTCTGGTTTGTCTGGAGCCTTAGACTTTGTGTATGACCTGGTGCCATCTTTTTTAAGTCCACCCCTGGTACGCCATTTAGTTTTCAGTTCAATTAAAAATCTTTTTGACTCGACATCAGTTCTGCCAATAACTGGTAAAACTATGCCGTTGAACTCACCAGACACATAGCTTTCGTATTGTTTGTCGACATCATCGACTATGCCAATTTCTTTAAATGCTTTTGTAATGTTTACTAAAGTTTCACTAAAACTTTGTAGGTTTTGTTCATGCTGATCTCTTTCTTTTTCATCAGATGTAATAAATGGTTTAAGTATTTGTTCCTGGTTGCTGCGTTCTAAAATGTTTTGAGCTGCAATACCAGCTTGAGTACCAGCAAACATTTTTGCATTTGTTTTAAATTTACTTCTATCTTTTTGATTGCAGTATAAGTATTTAAAAACCCATTGATCCAGAGGCTGTGATGCTTGTGAGGGAGAGAAATGATTTAATCCTCTGGTAAGAAAATATTCAGGAATTATATTTATCATGTTATGCGAAGGCGGTTCTATCCAATGACCGTAAAACCTCCAATACTTTCTCATACCCCAAACTAATTTTGTCATTGAGAAGTGATCGTAGTAGTGAATTACATTTTTTTGTATTCTGTGTTTGGATTGTCGAAAACGGCAGCTGAAAAAAGAAGGCTGCACAACATACGTTGCTGTGAAATGGAGTTTTGTTGTAGCTGCGATACACATTGTCAATTTACCAAACGGTTATTGTATGAAACACAAAAAAGAATCTAAACACAACATTTTTTTAAAACGATAAGAGAACATATATAAAAGTTTTTGTGGATATTTATTTCCACATTTTTTCCACTGGTATTAATTATACCAGAAGTTTTTCTATTTGTTCGCTCTATACAAGAAAAGTAAATCCGTTAAAAATTAATTTATGAATTATCTGATCGCAGCGGATATTCAGAAATGTAACAAACACATACCTCCTGATAGATGCTGCATAAATTTTTTTGGAGCAGCTCATGGGTACGTTTGACTCCAAAGATAAAGATATATTTTACCTACCAGTCTACAAAGACTTAGCTGCGGTTTATCAACGAATAGTAGAAGAAAATAAAATGGTCTGGGAAGGCTATGAAAATGATGTTGTGGAGGCAGTTAAAAAAGAGTGCTTGATAAATGGAAACTTTACAAAGAAATAGTTTTTTGCAGCCAGTTTACAGAGGGTGATAAGATGGTTGCGTTTGCACTCCTGGATCATTACAACGCAAAAATAAAAAAAGTATTTCCAACAAACAGAAGAGTTGTAGCTATGACAGGGCTGTCGTATAGACAAGTTCAGCGTTCAACAAAAAAGTTTCACGAGTATGGGGTAATAGAAAAGATGTCAAACAAAGGTAAAAACTTTTACAAGCCTAATGTGACCTGGAAGCTCGAAGACATAGGTAAAACTACGACACAGCCGTCACCCAGGGATGACAAGCCTGACATGGGTAGTACGACACAGTTGTCACCTCCATCTAAACCTACTTCTTTAACTAGTAATATAAACATAGATGGGCTTGTTAAAAACTTAGCTAAGCAAAAAAGTTTAGCTTATAGAAATGTTGTTGACAGTGGTTACACCTACCAGCAAAACATGGATAGGAAGTATCGTAAGATGATGGTCACTAGACTATCAGCTGATAATTATTCGGAATGGTTAAAGACTTTAGAGAATAGTGAAACCAGAGATAAGGCTATTGATTATGCCAGGTTGTTATGCGGCAAGTAAAGAACCTACAAAGAACTGTTATTGAAGTTGGAACTAGGGATTTGTGGAATTGGTTTGAAGAAAGTATTAGAACTGCCAGGCGTTTACCACCAGTCAAACCTAAGAAATATAAAGCTGCATGGCCTGATATACCTACTGATTGGCACTCTTACGGCTGGGAAAAAGCCATAATAAAACTACCTCCTCCGTCTGGTAAGCAGCTATCCAGGTTAGATTTAGTCATGGCTTTGTTGGCTGTAGTCGATGAAGAGGATAGAAGAAAGCTGGTCTGGATGAGAGCCAGGAAGTATCCTTGGAAGAAGCTGGAGTATATGTTTGGTAAACATCGCTCTACCCTGGCTAAGTATCTGAGAGATGATTTGTACCGAATGACCTTGGTGTTGAACACTGATAAAAAGATTAGACAGAAACTACAATTTTGTATATAAATTTAATTAAGATCGAATATCTTCGCTCTGAATTCAAAACAATCAAAACATGGTAGGAAGACCATCAAGGAAGATACCTTGTGGAGCTGCACGCAAGTATGATGGTAAACCATGTCAAGCAAAAGCACTAGCTAACGGAAGATGTTATTTACATGGTGGACTTAGTACAGGACAAAAAACAATCGAAGGTAAAGTCAAAGCTCTCAAAAATCTCAGGCAGTACAAAAGCTGGAGCGATGAAGAACTTAGACGATACTGTCAAAGAAGATATTTTAGTTAACTTGATGATGGGTATGACACTGACAAAGATCTGTAGTCAACCAGGCTTTCCATCACTGAGTACGTTGTACAAGTTGATGGCTAAAGATGAAGAGCTTAACTTGAAGATAAGCACAGCCAGAACTAATGGTTCACAAACTAAGTTAGACATTGCTACTGACATGATGTTGGAACTTAGAACGAAACCTAACATCACACATCAAGAAGTAACTTTGGTAAACAACCTGGTAACTCATGCTAGGTGGGAAGCATCAAAGCTCATACCAAACTACAATGATAAAGTTATTAACGAACATAAGGGAGATGTTCAGTATAAGATTGGATGGGAGAATGATCCAATATTAACACAGAAGAAAAAGATTTCCACGCACACGACATGAGGTTCGATGACAGCTGTGTCACATACCATGTCACAAATTCTTTTTTTTCTTTTGTTATCTGGATTTCTTAGCGGTTGTGTAGACCGCATACTATCGTTACCTGGTAAAAAAAAGTTTTTGTCGTGGCGGTATTGCTTGTTTTTTGTAGACAACGCACCCCCCCACCCCCCAAAAACCTCTGGCTAGCGTATAGTATATATATATCCCAACTTAAACATCCACACGGCCAGCCAATGAAACAACAAAGCATAACGATACCTTACACACCTCGTCTACCACAGCGTGAGATACACGATGTTTTAGACCAGTACAGATATGCCGTTATAATAGCTCACAGACGTCTTGGAAAAAGTTTGTGTGCGATTAATCATTTAATTAAGTTTGCCTTTACCCATACGCTTCCAAACGTAAGAATGGCCTATATTTCACCCCAGTTTAAACAAACTAAATCTATTGCCTGGGATTATGTAAAACAGTTTACCAAAGAGATACCTGGCATTAAGTATAACGAAACCGAACTGCGATGCGATTTCCCAAACGGTGCCAGGTTAACTCTTTATGGAGTTGATGCTAACCCTGATGCACTGCGTGGAAACTATTATGACTTTGTTGTGATGGATGAAGTTCAGTTAATATCAGAAGAAGTTTTTCCTACCGTTATATTGCCAGCACTAGCAGACCGCAAAGGGAAATGTTTGATGATTGGTACTCCAAGATCGACCAGAAACTATTTGTATGAATTATATAAAAAAGCAAAGTCTGATGCTTCCTGGTTTTGTAAAATTTATAAAGCAAGTGAAACGAATTTAATTGATAAGTTTGAACTAGAGCAGCTCAAGCAGAACATGACGGATGAAGAGTACCGTCAAGAATTAGAATGTGACTTCTCTGCTGCTATCAATGGATCTATTTATGGAAAGATTATTGATAAGTTAGATGCTGAAAATAGAATTACAAAAATTAGTTATGATGTCGGATACCCAGTACACACGGCCTGGGATCTAGGTATTGCTGATGAAGGTATCGTTGTTTTTTTTCAAGAAATAGGAAGACAGATATATTTTATAGATAGCCTGGCTAAATCTGGAGAGGGTTTACCCTGGTTTGCTAAAGAAATAAAAAATAGAGATTACGTCTACGGTAGGCATTTTGCACCACATGATATTGAAGTTAGAGATTTCTCTAATGGTTTATCCAGAAGAGAAGTAGCCTACCAACTAGGTATACGATTTCAGGTAGCACCGAAGCTCGCAGTCGAAGAAGGAATACACATTACTTCAATGATGTTAGCCAGGAGTTACTTTGACCAGGAGAAGTGTGAAACATTGATTGATGCACTTCGTCATTATCATCGGAAGTGGTCTGTGAATAATAAATTTTTTTCGAAGCCACAACATGACTGGAGTTCACACTTTTGTGATGCCGTCAGAGTAGCAGCAGTTTCTTTAACAGAAAATTCTGCTGGTAAAAAACCGCCACAACAAATGGCACAAAACGAATATCAAGTATTTGGAGTAAGTTAAAATGGGATTTTTAAAACCAAAAGTTGTAATGCCACCGCCACCACCTGATCCAGAGCCATTACCAGAGGCACCTGAAGCAGATGACCAGGCTAATTTAGATGCAGCTGAAGAAGAAAGAAAAAGATTAAAAAATAAAAAAGGTCGTAAAGCCACAATCTTGACTTCTATGTTAGGAGATACGTCACAAGCAGAATTAAATAAACCAACATTGTTAGGAGGATAAAATGGGATTTATGAGAGGAAATAGAAAAGAACCAAACCCAATGTCACAACTTGTTCAAGAAAAGATACCTATGGAAAAAAAGGTAGATGCTATAACGGAAACACTTGTAGGAGATACAACACAGCCAATGGATGAAGGTAAAAAATCTAAAAAGAAAAAGGGTATTGGAAAAGGTGGAACTATTCTTACTTCTGTCACTGGTGTATCTGGTTCACCAGAGCTAGCTCAACCAACCCTATTGGGCGGTAGTTACTAATGGGAGATCAAACAGCATCAAAACAAAAAAGAGATGCTAACAGAGCAGCTGTGTCTTCACAGTTAATGGAAAATATTATGACTGGTGGAGAGATCTCAAAGAAGAGAGAAAAAGAATTACAAGAAGCTGCTAACCGTGGTCGTGGTATTCAGTTTGTAGAGGGTTCGCCCAAAGTAGGAAACCTTACACAAAAAGATGGTAAGCCAGTTTTTAGAACTGGAGCTACAGCAGCAGATTACACTGGAAGAATTATTTCATCAGCACCAACAGGCGGTGAACTTATACAAGATGCTGGTAGAGCTTTATTTGGTGGTAAAGCTGATGACTCTGCTATTAGAAATCAAAAATTAACAAACAGACCAGGAGATAAAACTCCAACAAACTTCGCTAAATTTATGCCAGAACCAAAAGAGTCAAAAGGAATTATACCGTCAATTATGGAAAAAGGCGGTATCGCTGGTGCCATAACATCTTCTATTTTGACTGGTAAGAAAAGAGATAAAAAACCACCAACAATTAGTCAGATCTATAATGAAGGCGTTTCAAACTTTGCAGATTTTAATAGATTTCAATTAGGTGGCAAAAATCCGAAGTTAGGTGATTAAATGGATATAAAAGAAATAATTAGAAGATTTTCACAATTAAAAAATACGAGAGGTACCTGGGAAAGTCACTGGCAAGAAATTGCTGATTATGTGTTACCTAGAAGAGCTGATGTAACAACGAAGCGTTCCAGGGGTGATAAAAGAACTGAAAAAATTTTTGACTCAACTGCAATCAATGCAGCAGAGTTATTAGCATCATCACTACACGGTATGTTAACCAACGCAGCTTCACCCTGGTTTATGATGAGATACAAAGAAACTCCGTTTAATACAGACGATGCAGCAATGGAGTGGTTAGAAGAAGCAACTAATCAAATGTATATTGTATTAAATAGATCTAACTTCCAGCAAGAAGTTCACGAGTTATATGCTGATCTAATCACATTTGGTACTGGCAGCATGATGATTGAGAAAGACGAAGAAATGGGTTTGCGTTTTTCAACCAGGCATATTTCAGAAATCTATATTCAGGAAAATGAATTTGGAAGAGTCGATACCGTTTATCGAAAATTTAAAATGTCTGCGAGAGCTGCATTTAATATGTTTGGAGATATCTCCTCAAAAATAAATAAACTTAATGAAAAAAATCCATACGATGAAATTGAGTTACTCCACATCGTACTACCCAGGGAAGACTTTGATCCAACAAAAATTGATAGCATCAACAAACCTTTTGCATCAATTTATTGTGATCCTGAAACAACAGAGCTGTTAGGTGAAGGTGGATATGATGAGTTTCCTTATGTGGTTCCAAGATTTTTAAAATCTTCTGTAGAAACCTATGGAAGATCACCAGCCATGGTAGCACTAGCAGACATCAAAATGATTAACAAGATGTCAGAAACCATTATCAAAGCAGCACAGAAAACTATAGATCCTCCTTTACTAGTACCTGATGATGGTTTCATGCTACCAATACGAACTGTACCTGGTGGTCTTAATTTTTATCGTTCAGGTTCTAGGGATCGTATTGAACCATTAAATACAAATCCTAATATTGGATTGGGAGTTCAGTATGAAGATCAACGAAGAGATGCTATTAGAAAAGCATTTTATGTAGATCAATTACTATTAGCACAAAGAGTTAACATGACTGCAACAGAAGTTTTGCAGCGTAACGAAGAGAAAATGAGAATGTTAGCTCCAGTGTTAGGAAGATTACAAAGTGAAATGTTGCAGCCTCTTATCAACAGATGCTTCAATATTATGCTGCGTATGAATATGTTCCCTATTCCACCAGAAAGTTTACAAGGCAAAGACATTGATATTGAGTACACCTCTCCGCTTGCACGGTCACAACGAGGTGGTGATATCACAGCTGCGGTTCGTGCTTTGGAAATACTATCTCCTCTATCACAGCTAGCACCAGTGTTTGATTACATTGATCCAGATAAATTTGTGAAACACATTACAGATGTTTTGGGTGTGCCAGCAAAAATTTTAAAGAGTGACCAGGAGGTGGCTATCATCCGTCAACAAAGAGCAGCTGCACAACAAGCTCAAGCTGAAGCAATGCAACAAATGCAAGAAGCAGAAGTTGCAAACAAAACAGCACCAATGGTCAAGGCTTTGAAATAAATGGATGAAATAAAAAAGCTACGAGAAAAGTATCAACAAGTTTTTACCCAGGGTACTGGTGAAGAGTTGCTCGAAGATTTAGAGCTTCGTTTTCACATACACAACACAACGATGGATAATGACTCAAACAACCTGGCATTTTTAGAAGGTCAGCGAAGTGTGGTTTTATTTATCAAGAATATGCTAAAAGGAGAAAAGAATGGTAGAAGAAAACCAGGTAGCGGATCAACAAACAGATAATCCGTCTGAGCCTACCCAACAAGAAGTAAACTGGAGAGATAGTTTACCTGATGATTTAAGAGATGATCCATCTTTAAAATCTATTCAAGATGTATCAGGACTTGCAAAAAGTTTTATACATGCACAAAAAATGGTCGGTGCTGACAAGATACCAGTGCCTACAGAACACGCATCAAAAGAAGATTGGGATGCTGTGTATAGCAAGTTAGGCAGACCAGCAACACCTGATGACTATAAAGTTGAAGGTGAAGCAACAGAAATTATTGCTGACTTCAAACCACTAGCTCACGAGTTAGGATTAAATAATCAACAAGTAGAAAAACTTGTTAATTTTTATAATGAAAAACAAACCGTGGCTACTGAAGCAGCACAAGTTGACATGCAACAAGCACAAGCAGAAACAGAGGCTACACTACGAAAAGAATACGGTAGAGCTTATGATACAAAAATAAAATCTGCATTGCGTGTCGCTCAAAATGTTTTTTCTAAAGATGAACTCGATAAGACAAGATTTTCTGATGGTACTCGCATGGGTGACAATCCCATGTTTATCAAAGCTATGATGAAAATATCTGATATGATTAGTGAAGATAGACCGATAAATAATCCTCAGAATAATGTGATGACTCCAGATGAGGCCAGATCAAAAATGGAAAGTATGATGGCTGATGGATCTCCGTATTGGAATAAATCTCATCCTAACCATGCCAAAGCAGTTGAAGATGTCATGCAGTTAAGAGAGATTGCACATGGCAACTAAAAAAGATTGTAACTGTAATCCTGATCCCACAGTTATAGAAATTAGAATGGAATGTGCCAGGATGGTTTTTGAAACTGGTACCGAGTATCAAAAGAAAGAATGGAATTCTACGGCAGATGAATTATTTGCCTGGATTACGAGGGTAGACTCAAAGAGTTCCTCGAAGACAGCTGGAAAGAAAGCAGACCAAAAGTCTTAAAATCCAAGAGAAGTCGTATTAACGGTAGCTACTCTGTTTAATTAACAACATCTAAAAAGAGAGGAAAAGACAACATGTCTTCACAAATCACCACAGCTTTTGTGGAACAGTACAGCAATAACGTACAGATGTTATCTCAACAAAAAGGATCACTCCTTAGAGATAAAGTCGACAGTGAAACTGTACAAGGCAAGAACGCTTTCTTTGAACAGATTGGTAGTGTAACAGCACAAGTAAGATCAAGTAGGCACGCTCCTACCCCCCAGCTAGATACTCCTCACGCAAGGCGTAGAGTATCTCTGGCGGATTATGAGTTCGCTGATCTTATTGATGACCAGGATAAAGTCAGAACATTGATTGATCCTACATCTTCTTATGCACAAGCAGCAGCTTTTGCAATGGGAAGAGCTATGGATGATGTCATTATTTCTGCCGCAACTGGTACATCTTTTACAGGAGTTAGTGGAGGTACATCTACAGCACTTCCTGGCACCCAAGCTATCACAGAGAGCGGAACAGACGGATTGACTATCGCAAAGTTAAGAAACGCAAAAAGAATTATGGATCTTAATTCTGTTGATGCGTCAATTCCTAGATACATAGTCGTGTCACCACGACAAATAGATGACCTTTTAGGCACAACTTCAGTCACAAGTGCTGACTTTAATACAGTCAGAGCTTTAGTTACTGGTGAAGTAAACACATTTATGGGTTTCCAATTCATCGTATCTAACAGACTAAGTATTGCTTCTTCTAAAAGACTTTGCTTTGCTTATGCACAAGACGGCTTAAAGCTAGCATTGGGTAAAGATGTCATGTCAAGAATTGATGAGCGTGCCGATGTCGGTTATGCAACTCAAATCTATTACTGCATGTCAATCGGAGCCACAAGAATGGAAGAAGAAAAAGTTGTTTCTATTCAGGCACACGAGGCGTAAGGAGGTAAATCATGGCATCTGTTAAAGGCGTAGAACTAACAAACATGGATTCAACTCCAGTCGTAAAAGTAGACAGCGAGTTAGCTGGAGGAAATCTAAAAGTGTTCCACGGAACATTTGAAGCATCTTCTCTAGCATCTGGTTCTGATATATCCATTGCAAGAATACCAGCAAATGCAGTGATACACGATGTAATCGTAAAGTGCGATGCACTTGGTTCATCTGTAACATTGAAAGCTGGAACAGCAGACGATGACGATTTATTCTTTGCTGCAACTAGCACATGGAATGTAGCTGGTCAAACTCAGTCAATGTTAGGTGGTTCATCCACTGGAGCTGCTATAGCAGCTATGACTGGTGTTGGTCACAGAACATCTGCTTCTACTGATGTAATTTTGACCACTGGCGGTGCAACTGCCTCTGGTACAATAAACTGTGTAGTTCTATACACACAATAAACTAAGGAGAAAAAATGGCATCTGTAGTTGATATATGTAATTCAGCACTAAATATGTTAGGCGGTAATACGATTATCAGCCTCACTGAAACATCGAAAAATGCACGCTTGTGTAATCAAAGATATGAATTGGTGAGAGATGCCGTTTTTCGTGAGCATCCCTGGAACTGCTTACAAAAACGAGTAGAGCTAGCAAAAGATACTGACGCTCCAGCGTTTGAGTTTGCTAGTGCATTTACACTTCCAGCTGATTGTTTACGAGTCTTACGGTCAGAAAACTCTAACTTTTCTAATAATGAAAGATTTAGAATTGAAGGTAGAAAACTTCTTACTGACGAAAGTACAATGAAAATTTTATATGTAGCGTCTATTACTGACACAACGCAGTATGATGCTTCATTAATAGAAACACTGTCAGCTAGGCTTGCAGCAGAGCTGGCCTATCCAATAACACAATCATCAACTTTAATGGATCGAATGTTTGGTTTATATCAACAGAAACTTAAAGATGCACGATTTGCAGATGCAACTGAAGGAACTGTTGATGATGAAACTCGTATCCAGGCTGATGACTTTATAAATGCGAGGTTATAATGCCAGGTAAAAAAATGTCTATGAAACAAAAAAAGATTGCTGCTATGGGTGGTAATCGAAATAAGATTGACGGTGCTGATTTTGCAAAGCTCCGAAAAATGAAAAAGAAGAAAAAGAAATAATGAGTAGGCAAATATCTACTGCTCACACAAATAGTTATAAAAAAAAAGTTAAAGTAAAAAAAACAAAAAAACCTAAAAAGAAAAAATAATGCCAAGATCCACATTTGCGTTCAGTAATTTTACATCAGGTGAGTTGTCACCCAGATTAGACGGTAGAATAGATTTACCTAAATATTATTCTGGATGTAAAACTTTGGAGAATATGATTGTACACCCTCACGGCGGAGCTACAAGAAGACCAGGTACAAGATTTATTGCTGAAACAAAAAGCAATGGAGAGGCAAGATTAGTTCCTTTTGAATTTTCTACAACTCAGACCTATGTTCTGGAGTTTGGGAATACATACATGAGAGTGTATAAAGATGGAGGCCAGGTTCTTAACAGTGGTACTCCAGTTGAAATATCTACCCCCTATTCTGCTGCTGAAGCAAACGAACTAAAATTTGCACAATCCGCTGATGTATTATTTATTGTACATCCCTCACATCAACCCAGAAAATTATCCAGAACATCTCACACATCCTGGAGTCTAAGTTTATATGCACCAACAAATAATCCTTTTACCTCTACTAATAATTTTCCAAGCACAATTACATTTTTTGAAGAACGATTAGTTTTTGCTGGCACAAATGCCGCTCCACAAAAAATATTTTTTTCAAAATCTGGTGACTTTGAAGATATGACCACTGGCACAAATGCTACCGATGGCATGACATTTACTATTGGTTCTGACCAAGTAAACGCCATAAAATATATAAAGGGATTGCGTACTCTACTTATTGGTACCACTGGTGGTGAGTTTGTTGCTACTGCTTCATCTTCTGCTGAACCTATTACTCCTACAAATATACAAATAAAACGACAAGCTGGTTACGGTACATCTGAAGTTGATGCACTTTTAGCTGGTAATAGAATTTTATTTGTACAACGAGCTGGCAAAAAAGTAAGAGAATTAGTTTTTGATTTTGACACTGACGGATATATTGCACCAGATTTAACTATCCTGGCTGAACATATTGGTGGTTCAGGTGTGGGAACTGGCTTTACAAATTGGACTTATCAGCAAGAGCCAGACTCTATTGTTTGGGTTGTACGATCTGATGGGGTTCTTACTGGTATGACATATCAAAGAGGTGAGAACGTAGTGGCCTGGCATCGACATATTTTAGGTGGAGCTTTTAGTGGTGGTGATGCTGTAGTAGAAAGCGTTGCAGCCATTTCAAACTCAACAGCATCTTCAAGAGGTGAAGATACTTTGTACATGATTGTAAAAAGAACAATTAACGGTGGAACAAAAAGATATATTGAATATTTACAACCATTTGATTTTGGTTCTAATATTGAAGATGCCTGGTTTTTAGATAGTGGATTAGTTTATTCTGGAAGTGCTACAACATCACTTTCAGGACTAGATCATTTAGAAGGTCAAACAGTTTCAATCTTAGCTAATGGTGCTACTCATGCAGATAAAGTTGTTTCAAGTGGTGCTGTAACCTTAGATAGATCCGCAACCAAAGCAATAGTTGGTTTAAAATACACTTCTAAACTACAGACCATGAGAATAGAAAGTGGAAGTGCTGAAGGTATAGCTCAGGGCAAAGTAAAAAGAATACATGAAATCGTTGCGAGATTTTTTGAAACTGTAGGAGCAGAGATAGGAAGCAGCTCATCACAAGTAGATCTTATTCCATTTCGTGATAGTTCAATGGCCATGGATCAACCAGTAAGTTTGTTCACTGGTGATAAATCAATTGAGTTTGCATCTGATTATCAAACAGATAATTTTGTCTACATACAACAAACTCAGCCTCTACCCATGACAGTTACAGCTTTATTCCCACAGCTGAACACTTATGACGGTTAATGGATATTTTTCCATTTATTAAAGAACACGGATATATAATTTACAAAGACATCAATAGTTCATTGATAGGTCATCAAACTGATTTATCTTTTATTGATAACTTAGAGATAGATGATTGCTTTACTGGAGTAATTAATGGCAGACCAGTTGTTTGTGGTGGTGTCATAAAATTATGGGATGGATGTTATGAGGGGTGGGTAATTGCTTCAAGAAGTATTCAAATCTATTCATTTGATATTTGTAAAACAATAAGAAGATATACTGACAACCTTTTTGTCAAAAATAAAATGCACCGTTTACAAACAGCAGTGCAAAAAGATTTTATAGAAGGTTATCGCTTTGCAAGATTTTTAGGCATGAAACAAGAGGGTATAATGAAAAAATACGATTACTTAAAAAAAGATTACATGAGATATGCGAGGGTTAAATAATGGCACCAGTAGCAATAGCAGCAACAGCTGCATCAGCAGTTATAGGTGCAGCTGGAGCAGCTCAAGCTGCTGCCGCTGCTAAAGCAACAGGAGAAGCAAATAAAGTAGGTTTTGAAAGAGCAGCTAAAGTAGTTGAGCAACAAAAAGAGATAGTTGATGCTTCAGCCGCTAATGAGTTATTTAAATTTAATAGAGCATTTAAAATTAACCAGGCTCAATCAACAGCAGCCTATTTAAAAAGTGGTGTAACTTTAGAAGGTACGCCAGAAGATGTATTAGCCAATAATGCTTATTTAGCAAACTATGAGAGAAAAATTTTAGATTACAACACAGCAGTTCAGAAGAAGAAATTAGACGATGATGCAGCACAACTTCGTTACAGTGGTGAAATAAAATCTGCTGAAGGCCAAATGCTTGCAAACTCATACAGAATGAAAGCTGTAGGATCAATTATAGGTGGTGTTGCTGGAGTTTCTCAAATGACTACTACATACTATCCAACATTATTAGGAGGAAATTAAATTGCCAAGAATACCCATATATAATTTAACTGGTACAATTTCTGGTCAAGCTGGTTCAACATCCGTGCCACAAATATCACAAGCAGCAACATCTGGAGCTATTGCATCACAAACAGACTCTATAACTAAAGGATTGGATAGTGTTGCGAAATTTGCAAGTGTTGTTGTCAAAAATGAAAGTGACAGAATTATAGCTCAAGAAAACCTGAAGTATAAAACTAAACTTGATAATCTTCAAAAAATTATCCAGGGTAATTTATCAACGCAACCAGAGCTTTGGATGGATGCTTACGAAAATGGTTTTACTACAGCTGATGGGCAAATAGTACAAGGAAGAGCTTCGATTATTAGTGAAATACAAAACAACAAATACAAATATGATTTTGTAAAAGGTTCTGTAATAAACCAGGCTAATATAAATAACCTCGTGTACAGAGGTAAAATTTTTGATGAATATTTAAAAGAAACAAAAAAACAAAATCTGATGGTTTTTGAAGATAGTGCAAATCAACTTGCAGATGCTTTAGGTGCAAATGTAGGAATAGATACTCCTGATTTTTCGGCAGAGTTAAGAGATTTAGAATTAGTTATAAATCAATATCAAGCTGGCGGTGGTTCAAAACCAGTAGAATTTTATCAAGAGATGATGGCAAATGCTTTGAGTGTTGGTCTACAAGAAGAATACTCATCAAACAAACCTGAAAAAAATTTAACAGTATCTCCTAATAAAGTAACAAACCCTAATATCATAGAACTCATGTCAAAGATGGATAATGATACTATACAAGATGTTTTTAAGGATTTTAGAAAAGAAGAAACAAGTAGATATAAAACAAATGAAATAATTGAACAAAACGCCATTGATGATTTAATTTTTGTAAAAGAACAAAATTTAAATGATTATTACAATCAAGAAACAAAACTCGATCAAAGAAATATACTTTTTGATAAATTAATGAATTTACCTAATGATGTATTCTCACCCAGCGAAAAAAATAATTTACAACAATTTCATAAATTAGTTGAGGATAATGACGGTAAAGTGCCTTTTAATCCTCAAGGAGATCAAGCTCTGGCAGATTTAATAGAAGTACAAATTGCTCAAGGTAACATGACATACGCTGACGCAACAAAACAATATGGACAATTAAATAAAGAACAACAACAAAGTATAAATAGTTTATCCAAAGCTGAAAATACATTTAATTATAATAATGCAAAAAAATATATAAGAACGAATTTTGGATTACCACCTGAAGATTTAATTATAGGTGAATCTTTAAATGAGCATGAACAATTAATTCATGGAATGACTAATGAAGCGTTGCGAATATTTGAAGAAAAAAATTTTAATAGTCAGGGCAAACTTAACTTTCTTATAGAAGCACCTAAAATTCTAAAACAAGTAGAAGAAAATTATCAATCAGAAGCTATAACTCAAATAAATACAGCAAGTGAAAAACTTAAAACTTTATTTGAAAAATATAAAATTGATTTTGCTCAAGTAAACGAAAAAAATTTAAATAAAAAATTTGATGAATTAGCTGCCGCCATAACAGCAAGTGACTTTGAGCCAAATACCAAAAAAATGGATAATTTAGCGTTAAACAGACATAGAAATATTGATTTTAAAAATTTGTATAAACTTGGTGTATCAATGGGAATAATTAGTAATGAGTGATAAAGCAAAATTTGAAGCTGGTACTTATTCAGCAGATGACATACTGGATTGGTATGATGAGAATACAAATGAAACTTACATTAATTCATTAAAAAACTCAGACAGATCTGTTTTTGATGAAGTAATTGACCATGAAGATGATGGTGTAATTTATGAAATTGGCACTGTAGATGGCGTGAGTGTAATCCTGGGCGAAAAAAAAAAGCCTGAAATCTTCGGTCAAAATTTAGATACACTTGAAGCTGCTGGTGATAAATCACTAGATATACTACAAGCAACACCAGGATTTTTAGCTGACATGTTAAATCCTAAAAATATAGCAAAAGGAATGAACCAGGGTGTTGTCAATGCTTTTCAATTAGTCGATAGTCTTACTGGTGGATCTGTAACAAAATTAGATAATTATTTTACAGAAAATTTTCCTAACACTTTGGGTAAAAAAATTGAATACAAACAACCTGAAGGTGCTGGTGGAGTGACTGGATCTATTATTGGTCAATATGTTGTGCCAGGTATGGGATTATTAAAACTATTGCGTGGTTCTGTGTTGTTATCAGAGCCTTTATTAGTGGGTGCCTTTTCATCAAAAGACGAAGGTAACATGGCAAATCTTTTTAAAGATATGTTTCCTGACTTTACAAGAAACAATGAAGCTGCAAATATCATAATTAATGGATTAATTGCAGATGAAGACGATAGCGAAGTTATTGGAAGATTAAAAAACATAGCTGCTGACTCTCCCATTGCTTTTGGTTTAGAAGGTATTTTTAAAATTTATAAATCTCTTTTCAAAAACGAAGAAGCAATACAAGAAATTAAATCAGTTGGAGCTGCTGCTACTCCTAAAGAAGCACCTACTACACCAGTGGTAACTCAAGGTGATACTGGTTTTGTAAAATTAAATATATCTGATGATAATTTATCTTATGCTGGGTATGATGGAGTAAAATATGATGAGGGTTCAGAACGACCATTTAAACTATTTCTTGAAAATGCAGAAGATCATCATAAATCTTTTCAAACACAAGAAGAAACAGAAAATTTTATAAATTCTAAAATTGAAAAACTTAAAAATATTGACGAAGAAAATGCTCGTATTCGTTCAATATCAGAAAAACCTTTTTATTCAAACGTAGAAAACGCTATATCTAATCTTACATTTAAGGAACAACCAGGTAATCAGATCCTGGCTACACTAAATAATACTGCTGGTATAAAACAATCAGAGATACAAGATTTAGGTTTAGATACATTTTTAAAAGATAATCCAAATGTAACTAAAGAACAACTAGATGATTTTATTGCTAATAAATCTTTAACCACAAGAGTAAAAGATACAATTTTAGAAGATGATCCAGTTGCTGCTTTTGAAAGACGGAACGATCCTAATAGTACAAGATTTGGTCAAGATGACCTTGTAACCCCAGGAGGAGATAATTACAAAGAAATGTTAATTACAGCTCCAGGAACACCGCAAGTATTTACCGATCATCATTACAAAGGAAGTGTTCCAGCTGGTGAAAATTTAATAGCTCACGCAAGATTCAACGAAAGAATAATTGATGGGAAGAAAATATTATTTGTAGAAGAAATACAATCTGATTTACACCAAGCTGGTAGAAAAAAAGGTTATGTATCAGCAGATAGATCTAAGGTTGAAAATCAATTAAATGCTTTGAACAAAGAAGTTGAAGATCTAAGAAATGAAATGAAAGTAGTAAAAGAGAAAAGTTTTTATACTCGAACTGATGCTCCAACATACGGTGCAGCTACAAAGGTTGATATTATTGATGGCAGTAATGGTAAAGTATTTAAAAGCTATGAACTCACTGGTAATCAAACTGAACAAGCAAATATAGTTGGTAAAGCTGCTGCTGAAGCTGATGATATGAATAGAATAGATGGAGTTAATAAAAAATTAGGCAATTTAAGAGTTCAAATAAATGATATTGAAAATAAAATAGAAGACTTAAATGAATTTGGAAAAGTGCCAGATGCACCATTTAAAAAGAACTGGCACGAATTGACAACAAAAAGATTGATTAAATATGCTATTGATAACGACTTTGAAGGAATAGCATTTACCACAGGAAAAATGCAAAATGATAGATACAATTTATCAAAAAAAATAACTGCTTTAAGAGCAGAAAAAATTATTGGCGGAACTAAAGACGGTCAATATGAATTAACTGTAACTCCAATATATGGTGAACAAATATCCAGAGTTGTTCCAGAAAACGAATTAGAAAGATTTGTCGGTAAAGATTTAACAACAAAAATTATTGAAGATGCACCTACATATACAGATGGCAGAACTTATACTGGTTTAGATTTAGAATTTGGTGGTGATGGAATGAAAGGTTTTTATGATAATATGCTTCCATCATATTTAAATAAGTTTGGAAAAAAATATGGTGCTAATTTAGAACAAACAAATTTACCAATAAAGAACACAAAAATTTACAATATGAAAGATTTGAAAAATTTGAAATATAATGATGTATATGATGCGGTAGGAACAAGTGGAGAAATTTTTGCATCCTATAAAATAATTCAAGATTTAGAAGCACCACCATCACAAAAAATAAAACTTATTCAAACTAAAAATGGTAAGTCAAATGTAATTCATCAAACATATGAGTCAAGAGATGCAAAAGCTATTATGCTTGACGAACTTGAAGGATTTGACGTACCACAAATACTTAACAACAAAGGTGCAAATCAAGTTCCAATAATGTTTTTTACTCCAGACATGAAAAAAGAAATTTTAACTGAAGGCGTACCCATCGCCCAGGTAGAAGAAAAAGAAAACAAACAGCAAACAACTGCTGTTGTATAACTACACAAACGACAAAATTTAAGATAAGGTAAGATAATATCGCACAAATATGTGCGAGTTTTTCAATATACAATTATGGTTAAAACAGTTCCAACAAACGATGACTCGTTATTATCTGGTATACAACAAGGTCAAACACTTGGTGTTACAGAAATGGCATCTTCAGAGCCAGGCAAAGAAGATGAAATTTATGTAGCTGGATTATTTAATAGATTATTAAGCATACCAAAAACAAAAAGTAATATCAAAAGTGCTTTAAAAACAGATGAGGTTCAAGAAGAAATTGTTACATCTGTACAAGGTGAAACAAAAATTAATGAAGCTGGAGAAGAATTTTTTGATGCACAGATAAATGTAGATTTCAATAAAATTAACAATATTAATGACTTTTCAAGAGTTATTGATGAATACACAGCTGCTACTCCTGATCCTGATAAAATAAAATTTGACACAGAATTTCAAGGACTGGCTACAGATTTACAAATCAAACCAATTCTTTTACAGGGTAGCGGATTTAAAAGTGCTAAAGAAGTTTATGCAGCTCGTCAATTTATAAAAGATAGTGGAACTTATCTTTTAAATTTAGCTGACGAAGTTATTGAAAACCCAACAAATTCAGAAACATTATTAAAATTTAAAAAACATCTTGTGACTCACGGTTTGTATGTCACACAATTTAAAAAAGGTAGAGCAAATGTCGGTCAGGCATTGGCGGCCTTTAGAATACCAACAATGGCTGATCCTAAAAATAAAGCCAATGCACTTGATGCAATAATTGCAGAACAAGGTGGATCAGCAAATATTGTTGATATAGCACAAAAAACAAAAAAGTTAGTTGATGCAAACGGAGATATTGCTTCATTAAATAAATTTGTTGGTGATAACTGGATGAAGAAATCAGGTAGAGCTTGGAGTGAAGCCTATCGTGGTGGTTTGCTATTTTCACCAAAAACACAATTAAGAAATATTTTAGGTAATGGTGCATATCTTGCATATACAATACCTGAGTACACACTAGCTGGTATTTATGGAACTTTAGATAACACTCGAATAGGAATTACTAATTTAGTAAGAGGCAGACACTGGGGTGATGGTCAATCTGGTCTTACATGGGAGTTAGGTGTTGCTAGATTATATGGATTAATAAATGGATTTGGTGATGCTTTTAAAGTTGCAAATAAATCTGTAAGAACTGGTCAAGCATCAGATGGAGCAACTAAGTATGAAGGTGCAAATCAAGAATATATAACTGCTAAAAATTTAGGATTAGAGGACTCAAGTTTTGGATCTGCTGTCGATATGATGGGTAAACTTTATAGATTACCTTATCTTGGTTTGACTTATGGTGATGAGTTTTTTAAAGAAATTGCAAGGTCTATGGAGATGCACACTTTAATTATGACCGAGGCAACTCGTATTGCCAATACAACAGGCAAATCTTTTAAAGAAGCAATGACAGATGCTGTTAATGATGTTGCAAGTAGACCAGAAGAATTTACAAAGCAATTAGATGAAGCTGCTAGGTATTATACATTTCAAGATCAACTACCTGGTAATTTGGAAAAATTTACAAAAGCAATACAAGATACACCTTATATTGGAACTATAATATTACCGTTTGCAAAAACCCCAGTAAATGTTGTAAGACGATTTGGTGACATTTCAGGATTAGGTGTTCTTGATGTTTCACGGATGAAAAACGATCCTATATATAGAAATAGAACACTTGCAAAACTTACAATGGCTTCTGGTGCTGTCATGTATACAGCACAGCTTTATAGCCAGGGTAGAATTACTGGTGGCTACCCTACTCTAAGCAACGGTAGGATAGATCCAAAAATGAAAGCTGCATTAGATGCCAAAAATTGGCGGCCATATAGTTTGGTTTTTGCAGCAGATGATTTACCTGAAGGAACACCATTGTACGATGAAGATGGCTTACCAACTGGAGATCATATTTACATAAGTTATAACGGACTTGAACCTATAAGTGCTGTTTTTGGTGTAACCGCACACGCTATGGAATTAATGCACAGAAGCAACGATCCAAAAGTAAGAGATGATTTAGGTATGGCTTTGCCACTTGCAATGTTGCAGTACATGAATGAGATGCCAATGATCCAGGGATTAAGTGATATTTTTACAGCTATGAGTTCTTTTAATTTAAATGATGTAGCAAAAGATGCTTTATCAGCTTGGATTACTGCACCCACTCTACCCCTAGCTCCAGTCAAAGGTGCTGGCTATTTATTAGGGGGTGAAACAAATGAAGAAGGTGAGTTTAATATATACAAAAGAAATTTAGATAGAGATTTTGAGAGAGATTTAAGACCGTATTTAGATGATGGAACAGCTAATTTAAATTTTGGTCAACCCCTAGATAGTGCTTTTAAAAATCCATTAATAGATACATATAATCAATATTTATATCAAATGCCTTACGATGATTTTGTTGGAAGTATTGGAAATCAGGTTTTTGGCAAAAGCAAAACTGGTAATGATTTACCTCCAGCTACCGATATTTTTGGATATCCTATAGATAGATCTTCAGAAATGGGGTTAATGTCTGATATTTATAATACTTACTTTGGTGTTTTTGGAATTAAAAAAGTAAAAGACAAAGGTTTGCACTATCACGAAAATGAAAGACTGGGTGGAGTAATAACATATCTTCCAAAACAAATAAAAGGCATAGCTCTAAGACCACAAGAATATTACGACTATGTGCAATTTTCTTTACAAACACCTGACGAGGACTTTGAAGGATACAGTTTTGCAAAATATATGGAATTATACATGGGATCTGATTTATACAAAAATTTAACTAATAACGAAAAGGCACAAGAAGTACAAAATCTTAAAATTAAAGCAATGGAAAACGGCCAAGAATTATTAATTGCAGCTTACCCAGAAATTGGGGAAGCAATTGAAAAAAGACAAAATTTACTAGAATTAGACGTTCTACAAAAACCAGGAGTAAATCTACTACAATGACCGTAAGCAGCACAACAGTAAAACAATCTTATTCAGGTAATGGAAGCACATCTGCTTTCACCTACTCTTTTAAGATTAACACAATTAATGAATTAACAGTTATAATAAGAAGCAGCACAGGAACCGAAACCACAAAAACGATTACGACACATTATACTGTCAGTGATACAGGCTCTGGCGGTACTGTAACTTTTACATCTGGTAACATACCAGTAAATGGAGAAACAGTTGTATTATTAAGAAATACCAATCTCACGCAAACAACGGATTACGTTGAAAATGATCCGTTTCCAGCAGAGAGTCACGAGAGTGCTTTAGATAAATTAACTTTACAATTACAAGAGGTACAAGAAGAAGTTGACAGATCTATAAAGCTCAGTCGTACAAACACCATGACATCCACAGAGTTTACTGTGGGATCAACGGATAGAGCTAGTAAAGTTTTAGCGTTTGATAGCTCTGGTGAAATTTCTGTTACTCAGGAACTTGGAACATTTCGTGGGAATTGGGCAGCTAGTACAGCCTATGTAATTAGAGATATAATTAAAGATACTTCTACAAATAACATCTTTATAGTCACAGAAGCTCATACTAGTTCAGGCAGCCAGCCGTTAACGACAAATGCTAACTCAGCTAAATATACTCTTATAGTCGATGCCGCCTCCGCAACCACATCAGCTACTAATGCGGCATCATCAGCTACGGCTGCTGCCTCTTCTGCTACGACAGCAACCACAAAAGCGACAGAAGCTGCAAACTCAGCAACCGCTGCTGCTACATCAGAAACAAATGCTGGCAATTCGGCTACTACAGCCAGTACCCAGGCAACTAATGCAGCATCTTCTGCAACAAGTGCAAGTGGCTCTGCTTCAACTGCAACAACCAAGGCATCAGAAGCCAGCACCTCTGCAACAAATGCTGCTAGCTCCGCTTCTACCGCAACGACAAAAGCAAGTGAGGCATCAACCTCTGCAAGTAATGCTGCTACTTCTGCAAGTACAGCTACGACTCAAGCTACAACTGCTACAACCAAAGCTACTGAGGCTGCTACATCAGCTACGACAGCAACTACACAGGCAAGTACAGCTACAACTAAGGCATCAGAAGCCGCTACATCAGCTACAAATGCAGCCACATCTGCAACATCAGCTTCGACATCTGCTACTAATGCTGGTAATTCAGCTACCGCAGCCGCAAATTCAGCTGCCGCAGCTGCAAACTCATTTGATGATTTTGATGATAAATACTTAGGAAGTAAAACTTCCAATCCTACTACAGATAATGATGGTAATGCTTTAGTATCTGGTGCTTTATACTTTAATTCCACGGCAAATGAGATGCGTGTCTATGATGGAGCAAACTGGATTGCTGCATCATCTGCTGGTACTGCATCTTTAATAATTTATGAATATACAGCAACCTCTAACCAAACTACTTTTAGTGGTAGTGATGATAACTCAGCTACACTTTCATATAGTGTTGATAATTTATTTGTAACTCTTAATGGTGTGGTTTTAGATCCAGACGATTACACTGCTACCTCAGGTACATCTATTGTATTAGGTAGTGGTGCAGCTACAGGAGATTTATTAACTGTTCATGCTTTTAAATCATTTACAGTCGCAGAACTAAACGCCAACAATCTTAATGATGGTATTGTACCAATAGCAAGACTAGGAACTTCTGGAACAAAAGATGCAACCACATTTTTAAGAGGTGATAATACCTTTGCTACTGTTACCTCTACCACAATCAATAACAATGCTGACAATAGATTAATTACAGGAAGTGGCACTGCTAACACCTTAGAAGGTGAAGCCAATATTACTTTTGATGGAACTAATCTTGATATGGGTGATGATAAGAAGATTAGACTAGGTGCTTCACAAGACTTAGAGATTTACCATGACGCATCTAATAGTTATATAGTTGAAAATGGAACTGGTGATTTATATTTACAAGCAAATAACAATGTATTTCTTCAACAAGTTGGTGGTGGTGAAACTTATGCTAAATTTACTAAAAATGGTTCAGTAGAACTATACCATGACAACTCTAAAAAAATAGAAACTACTTCTGGTGGTGTAGATGTTACTGGTGCTTTAACTGTTAATGGTTCTGCTGTTGGTGGAACTTTTGTACCTTTAACTTCCTTTAGTGGCGGTTCTTCGGGAATTACAATAGATAATGTCTTTTCATCTACTTACGATATTTACCAAATAATTTTTACTAAGTTTGACGGAAACTCATCTAGTGGTGCTGAACTTAATGTGCTTTTTAGAAATGGCAGTTCTTCTTTATCTTCAAGTATTTACACAGGAAGAAGAATAGATGGTGGCTCATATAACAATTCAAATAGAGGACAATTATATGGAGATAATAATAGAGTTAGAGAAGAAGGTGGTGGAGGTTATATGATTTTAACTAATACACATGAAAGCAATTTACGACCAAGAGCAATGGGTGCGTTGTATGCTCGTGATGACACAGGAGCAAATAACTTTGTAAATAATTTTGCTTTTCAATACAAAACAAACCAAACAGTTACAGGTCTGCACTTTTTTGGCAGTAACTGGAATACTTTAGCTGGAGTTGTTTACGGAGTGAAAACATCATAATGACAGATACTATTACTTATATTGATGTAGCAAACGCTGTTAATGAAACAAGAGAAGCCACAGCTACAGAACAAGCATTTATAGATGCACAAAAATTAGAGTTTGAAAATAACTTATATCCTACTGAAATGAATGTTTTAAGAAGGAAAAGAAACAAACTTTTATCAGAGAGTGATTGGACTCAGATGCCAGACACTTCTTTATCAGAAGAACAAAAAACTCAATGGCAAACTTATAGACAGTCATTAAGAGATTTGACCAATGGCATTACAACTTATGAACAAGCAAGAGATATTGAATATCCAGAGAAACCAACGGAGTAAATAATGAGTAAAACAAGAAACATATCCGATTTATTAGATGCCAATGGTGATGTTAAATCTACTGCGTTAGATAATGTACCAGCTAGTAATGATGCCTCTGCATTAACGACAGGAACTTTGCCAGATGCCAGACTATCATCAAACATAACTACTAATGACGGAACACAAACTTTAACAAACAAGACTATTGCTTCTTCACAGCTTACAGGAGCTTTACCCTCATTAGACGGCTCTGCATTAACCAATGTACCAGGTGGTGTTTCTAATGTTAATACAGTTAGAGTAACCTCTAGTGGAACTTACACCCCAACTTCTGGCACAAAGTTTTTTACAGTTTATGCCTGTGGAGGAGGTGGTGGCTCTGGTGGTGTACCAGCTACTAATGGTAAATATCAAGCTAGTTCTGGTGGAAATGCTGGCACTACCGTTGTGAAAACTTATACAGCAACCGAAATGGGTGCAACTGCAAGTGTTAGTATTGGAAGTGGTGGTAGTGCTGGTAGTGTTAGCTCTAATGGTGGAACTGGTGGTGATACTACTTTTAACCCAGCTGGAACTGGAGCTACTATTACAGGAAAAGGTGGTAGAGGAAGTTATAGATTTTCAACTGGTCAGAATGGTACAGGTTTACCACAACACAATCACCCAAGTACAATTTTTCAAAATGGAGATTATGTTATTCCTGGAGAATTTGGTCAATATGGACAAATTACCACTAGTAATGCCTATCGTTCTTCATCTAGTGCTAATTATAGATTTGGTGGTGCTGGTGGAAATTCTGCTGTTGGTTTTGGTGGAAATTATACTTTGAGAAATTCTAGTGGTCGAACAAATGGTACTTCGGCTGTGGCTAACACTGGCGGTGGAGCTGGTGGTTGTATGAGTTATACTAGTTCAGCAACATGTACTGGTGGTTCTGGTGGTTCTGGTGTCGTAATAATTATGGAGTATGCTTAAAATGAGAGTATGTATTTTAAATTCAATAACTAATGTCGTAGAGAATGTTGTCGAAGTAGATGACATTAATAATATTCCAAGTTTTGTAGCTCAAGAAGGTCAAGTAATTGCTACTGACCACACAGGAAATATTGATGATACTTGGAACGGTTCTTCGTATGATGTTCCTGTAATTGCAGATGATAGGACTAATGAAGATAAATGGCAAGATATTAGAATCCAAAGAAATGAACTCTTAGCAGAAACAGATTTTTATGCTCTATCAGATGTAACTATGACAACTGAGATGAGTGACTATAGACAACAACTAAGAGATTTACCTACATCTACATCTAATCCAGATGATGTGGTATTTCCAGAGAAACCATAATGTGTGAATTTTGTAACGGTGAATGTGTTTGTAGGTAATGGCTAAAGACCACCTTACTTTTTTTACATCCCTGGCAGTTGTATTTTTATTTACAATGATGCTTTGCACAGAAGCTCACTCAAATACAAATACAGTTACTAGTAATACGGTTAGCGGAACTGTTACAACAGTAGACAAGACACCGCCTACTGCGTCTGCTCCACCATTTAGTGTGATGCAGAGCGACTCATGTGCAATACCAGCGAGCATAGGTATACAAAGCCAGGTGTTGGGTATAGCCACAGCAAAAACCTTTGAGGATGTTGATTGTTCCAAAAGAAAATATGCAAAGTTGCTTTATCAGTTTGGTATGAAAATTGCAGCGGTGAACGTACTTTGCACTGATCCAATCGTGTTTAAAAGTATGGAAAGATCAGGTTCGCCATGCCCAGCTGGCAATGGATTGATTGGTCAAGAAGCACAAGACTACTGGGATGCAAACCCAGAAGAACGACCTGATTACGCAACATGGAAACAAAAAAATAAAAATACTGTAACCAATGAATTTTCTGATAAACAACACATTGCATTATTTAAAGGTCTTTTTATTCTCACTACTGGTCTGCTCCTATTCTAAAGCAGAAGAACTCAACACAGAAAATTTACTGGATGAAGCTGATACCTGGGATCAAACAGGGTTAGTCAGTTCAGATACTTGTTCCTATTCAGGTGCATTACTACCTGGGGAAGTCTGTTTTGGTCATGCAGCCACTGGCGGAAGTGTTGATGGTGGTGGCACAATAACATCAGATCAACTAAGTTTGATTAATGATGGTGGTTTATCTATCCAGGAACTTAATCAAGGTTTTACAATAGACTACGGTTTTACGGCTGAGAGTCATCTTAGTAATAGCAATCTACCAACTTGCAGTCAAACAAATGGAGATTGTAAAGATATAATTGACTACACACTTACATTGTCTGAGCCTGGTGGTCAGATAATCAATACTTATAATCACTACATAGAATTAGATTTTTCTGGTCTAAGGGATTACGAGTATTCACAAACTATAGGAGAAAATGATTACTCAGATATCCTTACTCAAGTTTCAATTTACGGAGTTGATGCTGGGTTCACAAGTGATTATTACGGAGCAATTTTATCAGATCCCTACTTGGATGTTCACTATACAACTGTCGTTTTAATAGATGAGATAATTGACATCATTGATGATGTAGTAGACTCAGCAATCATAGAAGATTTCCCAGATGTTATTGAAATAGAAATAGATCTACCAGAATTAGTAGAAGCTCCCATTGAGCTTGAAATAGATTTAAGTACAGACATAGAGCTGCCAGAGCTTGAATTAGAAACCATTGAACAAATCGAAATCATCGAGGTTGTTGAAGTTGTTGATGCTTCTCCTACTGAAATGAATATTGAAATGGAAATCGAGATGGAGATTGAAATGGAACTAGAACAAGAGATGGAAGCTGCGATTGAAGAAACAATCCAGGAGTCAACAGATGAACCCACTGAGCCAGAACCCTCTACTGATGATGTTGAAACTTCAGAACCAGGAGAAACTACAGAAGAAGAACAAGAGCCAGAGCCAGAACAAGAAGACCAAGAGCAAGAAGAAGAGCCAAGAGAAACTTTGACTGTTGAAAAGAAACAAGAAGTAAAACAAAAGATTGTAAAAAAAATTATGAATGAAAATAAAAATAAATCTGATCCTAGCAGCCAGGCACAAACAATGGCACTGATGATAGTCTTAACTGACACCCAGGGGTTCAGTGAATATTTAACACAGGAGCTTGTAGAGCCTATTGTATTCCAGGATCAATCACTTCCACTCCAGGAAATGATACCTGATCCCTACTCTGATCTGTTTGATGCAGCACAAAACAGCATGATGGATACTCTAGTTAACTCTCAATATTAATATGGAAGCTGAATTTGGAGGCGTAAAATTTAAAGGCGGTAAGATCTTTGGATTACTTGTTGCACTATCAACATTGATTGGTGGATTATATGGAGCTTTTGTTGCGTACAAGGACTACACAGATTTTAAGGAGGTAGTTTCTGCCTATGTAGCTCCTGACCTCTCAGGGTTTGACAAACGAATAGATCTGACAAAAGCTGAGATGGAAGCTCAAAACGAAATACTTTCAAAACAAGTCGAGTCAATCAAAGGTGAAGTAGAATTAATTTTACAAGAAGTTGCTTTGATTGCTTCTGTTGTACAGGATCAAAAGACAGATCTTAAAACTTCAATCCGTGATATTCAGCAAGATGTCAGACATATCACAGGCATTGTTGACTCAGTTGAAGATAAACAAAAAGCAGACACCAGGGAAATATTTGAAGAACTTAAACTTATGAAAGAAGAACTAGATTTACAGATAAAGAAAGCATTGGAGAACCCACTAAATAACATGGCGGTAATTAAATAATGGCTACACAAAAAGAAAAAGATCTGATTATCAAATTAGATAAAGAAATTGCACTAGTGAAAAAAGACATAACAGTGCTGCGTGACAATCACTTAAAGCACCTGGAGTCTAAGATTAACAGAATAGACCGTGTGCTTTGGTCAGTAGGTTTTGCAGTGTTTGCTAACCTAATAATTTTACTAAGAGATTTAATATTTTAGGAGGTATGTATGGATTATACAGAAACTAAAGAACGCATTAAACACCATGAAGGTTGTGTTCTATCTATTTACGCTGATCCTCTACTTGGTGATGCTGCACCCAGTATATTTTATGGTCATCTTTGCACGGCTACAGATCCCTGGGAGCCAGGCATAACATACTCACAAGAAGATGCTGAGAATGTTTTTGAACAAGACTTTGCAGTGGCAGTAAAAGATGCAAATGCTTTTATTGGTGATACCGAAACACCAGATATCGTAAGGTCTGTGATTGTTGAGATGGCATTTAACATAGGAATTAATCGCTTGATGAAGTTTGCCAAGCTCCGCCAGGCTATCTATGACCAGGATTATATTGAAGCTGCGGATCAGATTGTCGACTCAAAGCTCTACCGTCAACTTACGAGCCGCTATGCTCCTTTGGCAGAAATGGTAGCACACGCAGCATGATTAATTTTTTAATAAAGCCGCTGATGGATGTGGCTGGTACAGCTGTCAAAGGCTACATTGATACTAAGAAAGCAAAAGCAGAACTTGCTGTTACTGAAGTTAAAGCAAAACAGAAACTTAAAGAAGATATGATTGCTGGCAAGGTTCAATGGGAGCAGACAGCGGTAAGTCAGATGGAGAATAGCTGGAAAGACGAATTCTGGACTCTAGTTTTTGGTGCAATTTTATTGGGTTGCTTCCTACCCTGGACTCAACCTTATGTTGAAAAAGGTTTTGTATTTTTAGAACAAAGCACACCATCGTGGTTTTCTACATGCTTAATTTTAATAATATCTGCATCTTTTGGTATTAAGACAGTCAAAGGTGCTGCTGGTTTATTAACTAAAAAGAAGGGATAGGCTATGAATAAGATCAAAGAACTTTGGAATAGACTAAATAAAACTTCCAAGATTGC